TCTGTGCTACCGAACTTGAACGGCATCATGATCTCAGATGGATTACCGTTAGTGAGCAGTGCTTTACCGGGCTTAACTTCAAACTTAGCACCACGAGGCAAGCGAGTAGCGTCCATAGCGATCATGGGCGATGTAGTCAACGCCAATGAATCTAGGTAGGCACGATACTGAGCATCGATGGCCTTCTGCATATTGTAAGCCTTCTCAACGACACCGCGACCCAACAGACGGTTAGGTACTGTATCGTCTTGGTACGTCATGATAGGACGATCCTTCATCATGTAAGGATTCTCTTCAGCCTTCAGGAGCAAGGAACCGTTACCGATAACGATGATAGCTTCTACAAGGTCAGAGTAGTCATCAGCTGCTGAGTCTTCAGGGAAGAGATCTACAACTTCCTTACCGTCACCTTCGAGCTGCATCAAGTACTCACGAGGCACTAAGCCGTAGTACGTGAGCATCGTAGCTTTACCGTCTTGGTACTGACGCAGTTCCTGAGTAGCCTCTAGAGAGTCATCGTCCATGTAAGGAGAGATGTCTACCTTGCGATAGATACCCGACTCCATACCAGCTACGATCTTATGCAAGCTCACAGGCTTCTCAATAGCCACACCCATACAGTCATCCACCGATGTACCGTTAGGATCAAACAAGAAGTTCTTAGGGTTGATAGGGTTCAACGAGACAGAGATACGATCCTTCTCAACGACTCCAATGGCTGCTTGACCCATCACACCGGGGATAGCTTGAGTAGTTGGGATGTACTCTTTAACAGTCTTCACGACCAATTCACCGATACCTGTACCGTAGATTTTAGCCATCAAGCCAATCTGGTCGATACTCTTACGGATCTTGTCCTTGTTGAAGTCTTCCATCATCATGGCCTTCAACATGCCTACATCGATAGGCTGACCGTTGATGTCCTTGACGTCATCTTCAATGTCGAAGAACTCACCTTGACCGAACACAGCTTCCATGATCTCAGCATGGGATGTCTCAACGGCTTGCTGAGTGGCAGGGGAGATGATACGTGAACGCTCCGACTCACGAGTGGAGTCACTAGCTTGCCATTGACCACGGAAGATACGCTCGTACTCTTCCCAGTTATCAATGTAGTTAGCGTCACGGAAGTCACGCCAACGCTCACAGTGATCCATCACCCACGATACGAGTTCTTTGTCGTTCTCAGATGGCTCTTCAAACTGAGCTTCATCACTGTTGTTCATATTTTCAGCCATGTGCGGGGTATCCTAATTATATTGTGCGGAATATATCACAAAAGTAGTAATTTGTCAAGTAGTTTATTATTACCACTTAACCTTATTAGCCCAGTACGCTGCTGACATCTTACCTTTAGCGATGTTCTTAGCGTGACGGTCTTTGAAGGCTTTGTTACGAGCTGAACCGTCAGGACTACCTTCTACGCCTTGCTGACCGAAGCGGATCAACTTGATCTCATCACCTTCCTTAGCTAAGACAGCGTGACTCTTAGTGGCATGACCGGGAGTCTTCTTAGGTTTGTTGTAACCTGCGAACTCTTCGCTTCCTCGTTTAATAGTCATATATTAGTATCCTGATATTACATCTAAAACTTCGTGATCGTCTTCTTCGTAGTCTTGCTGGTAGTTAGTCATAGCCAGTTGATCCACGTAAGACAAGGAGTCAATCAAGTCATCGTGAACCCCTGTGGCGGGGAACATAATGAACTGATCCTCAAATTGCTTCCAATCCTCATCGACGTTCAAGGAGATACGTCCATGCTCGAAACGACCTTGTAAGGCCCATACGACCCTATCTGTCTTCTTCTTGTTCCCGTGGGTGAGGTCGTGGATGTGCGTATACACATTGTTCTTCCTCATCAAGTCTTGAAGGTAGTGCATCACAGCATTCTTCAAGGCTCCTCTCTCGATACCCACAGCGACAGGTTGATACTCCTTGACAGCTAGGAGGATCTTAGAAGCAGTCTCTCTGATGTCCCAACGTCCGTGGATGATCTTCTTAACCCACCAGTCACCGTTGTCTAGTATCTTGCAGACAGTGATCGCTGATTCATCCAAGCGCTTCTTAGAGGCTCCCGCGTTCTTAGCCACATCTTCAAAACCCGCCAAGTCAATCGCAATGACGTAATCACCATATTGAGGTTCATCTTTGTACTTTAACCATTCTTCTTTAAATAAATCACTACCGGCAGTATCGAAGGAAGACAAGTATTCTTGCTTGAAGGCAAAGGAGCTTAGAGTCCTCTCAGCAGCTTCAATCTCCTTAGGATCGATAGTCTCGTTGTCCTTGGTGGTGTAGTGCCAGCTTCGCCATTCTTCGTCAGTCTCTTCTTGACCTAGGTTGAACAGATCGTAGAACCAGTTACGTCCACTAGGGGTACTGATGAACAAGGCTCTACCTTTTTTGTCAGACAGGGAAGCTCGTATGATCTTCTGCCATGTGTCTTCCTTGATAAAGGCACACTCGTCTAGCACTACGTAAGTAAGAGAGACACCCCGTAGAGAATCAGGATTATCAGCACCACGTACCAGAATCTTTCTTCCGTTGACAAGGGTGATCTCCAAGTTATTAACGTGAGATGACTTGATGACTGGTCTACCTAGGTCTAGCAACAAGTCCCACATAATAGTTCTAGCTTGTCCTAGGGTAGGTGCTATGTACATCACAGCTGACCCTTCAGGACAATTCAGAGCCTCAATGAGGAGGGTCACAGCTGAGAGCCTAGACTTACCACAACGTCGTCCAGCTGCTACGACCTTGAAGCGATGCTTATCAGCGAAGACAGACTGCTGCCATTTTAGGAGTTCAAAGTTGAGACTAGTCATCATTGTCCACTTCGTTCTTAGCCTCTACGTCCGTGATGTCATACATAACTTCTTCAGCATCAACCACAGGCGCAGTGAGACCTGTAATGTTAATGCTAATAGAAGGAGTACCAGATCCTTGTTTAGTTTGTTCGAAGGCACTTACTGGCATTATCCTATCTACGACTAGCTTCCATGCAGCTGCTTGGTTCTTATGGTCATCATTGAGAGCTGCATTGAGGATAGTCTCTAAGACCTTAGCTGACTTAGGGGAGTTAAGCATCCTAGCTTTGTACTCATCGATAATAGCCTTATCACCCTTAGGACGACCTAAGGTTCCTCTATTCTTGGACTTCTTAGCTACTATCTCACCCTTCTTGGGCCTACCTCGTCCTCGCTTGAGAGAATCCAAGCTACTAACCTTTAACTCTGTGCTCTGTTCCATCTTTGTCCTTATAGGAGATAGATAATAATAAATAACAATAGGGAATACACTACCTATAGTACTCTAGAGTACCTAGTAAGTTTCATTAACGTACAAGAATCTTAATGAAGTATATTATACTACTTTATTTACCTCTTGTGTACAACTTAGGAAGTTGTCCATTGAAGTAACTCATTAAGAACTTCCCGTATTAACTAAGTAGCCCGTCTACTTAGACTTCATTTGAGTTCTTGGAAGGATAACCTTCAATGAGAATTATATAGTACTTTTCTCATTTGTCAAGTACTTTCTTAACTTTATTTAGTCTACTGTCTCCTATGTGACTTCATAGACCTCTTGTGTCCACTTTCATGACCTCAAGGGCCTATGACAGCCCTCCTGTGCACAGATTATCTCCATAGATCTAACCTGTCCCCAATTATTATGTTAAGTTCCATGATTTCTATAGACTTTTTAGTCATGATTGTCTACTTTCTTAATTACTCTTTTTTGTGTACTTAGGAGGCTCCCACAAAAGTAAACACCCAAGCCTCCCCCTCCCCCCCTATCAAGTACTAATGAGAATCATTCGCTAATGACTCAGCAGTCAGTGAAGTGTTGTATTTACACAACAGTGCTATGAAGTGTTGCTAAAAAGAGACAGTGTGAGTAGCTATGTAGCACCTATTTAGTATAACTATTTAGATCTAAGGGTAAACACCTAGTCTCTGAAGTGTGGTATAAAAACAACAGTCAGTTTCGTGTAAGCAAATCTGCACCAAAACAGTTAAAAGTTATCAACAGTTTATTCATTATGGGGCATAAATGCATCATATTAGTGCATCAATAGTGTTGCATAAAAACAACACATAAGACAATAGGTTACATAATATCAACGTATATCCTATAAGTAATACTGCAGTACTACAAAATCTTAGTTGGCATACATCGTGCAATATAAACTACGTTATCAACACACAATCAAGGGGCTTAACATGCACAATCAAGTAACAGATAAAATTATTTATGTCTTAGGGTTTATCGCTATTGTGGTTATTTGGTTAACCGCATAAACTAATCATTCACTCACTTATCAAGGATCGATACATCATGACTACATTCAAGAAATCTAAAAACCTTCTCTCTATCTCTGCAGATAGCAAAACAATCAAGGGCGAGAAGATCGGGTACTTAACTGGTATTCTCTATCTCGCGCCCGCAAATACTACTAAGTACAATACATGTTCGATGGCGCATAAGGCACAATGTGCGGTGGCATGTCTCTACAGTGCCGGACGTGGTGCATTCAATAGCGTTCAACAATCACGCATAGATAAGACACTGTACTTTTTCGAAGCACGTGCAGAATTCATGGATCAACTAGTTAAGAATGTCCAAAGTTTGATCAAAAAAGCATATGCTAAAAAACTAGATCCATTAGTACGATTGAACGGAACCAGTGACATTCGATGGGAGACAATACCAGTAACGATTGACGGGGTACCGTACGCTAATATCTTCGAAGCATTCCCTACAGTGCAATTCTACGATTATACGAAGGACGCAAACCGCAAAGATTTGCCCGTAAACTATGATTTAACATTCTCTTACAGTGGTGTCTCTACTTTTGCCCCTTATGTCCAAAAAGCACAATCGAAGGGTATGCGAATGGCGGTTGTTTTCCGTAAAATTGAAAATATCCCATTGTCATTCAAGGGTATTCGCGTAGTGTCCGGAGACAATTCGGACGTAAGACACTTGGATGATCAAGGGGTAATTGTAGGCTTATACGCTAAGGGCGCCGCAAAACGTGACAATACTGGTTTCGTAGTTAACTAAGGGGTTTACCATGTATAGAATTCAAGCGCACAATTTGAACACTAAGCACATTGAAATTTTCAAGATTATGTCTTACGAATATCCGGATCTAATGGCTAAACTTAAACAATCGGGATCATATGGCTTAATTGAAGCGGAATATATCGCTAGATTTTAAGCCACTGTAGATCTACACTGTAAGCCCTTAATTCTAGGGTTTACGGGGTAACTTTGCCCGATAACTTGCGAAGGATAAGCACATATGCTAGTTTTCAACTACGAATCTAAAAAAGTACTTAAAGAATCAATCGGTAAGCCACTACGTTACATTGAAACTTGATCAATCTATGCGCGGACGGGTATGGTATGCGGTTATCGAATCAACAAACCCAGAAGGGATAAAACGGGTTTATGGGATGATATGTCGCTGGACACTGCGAAGGGGCGAATTCGGATATAAGGAATTAGGCGAAGATATGGGGCCATATTACTATGGTGCGCCATTACGTATTGTAAACCTATTGGATGAATTGTCTCCAAAGCCACTAGGATTCGCGCTAAAGTGGCGTGAAAGTGTTCGGACGTATCATGCACATAAGAAAAGCAAAAAAGCGGCTAAAAACGCCCTTAAAATCGGTTTAAACAATACTTTTCAAGGGGTTTGATAATGGCTAAACGTAAACCTACACTTAAAGAGACAATTCAAGACGCATATCTCGAATACATTAACGATTATTTGACAATGACGACATTTTCAGAGCATAAGGGTTTAACCTATGAGGAAGCGGAGGATCTAATTCGCTTGGGGCGTAAGCTTCATGAAAGGATTGTTGCTGAGAATAAACAATACTTTGAGGATCACTTTCAAATTATCCATGTAACAGACGCGCGGAGGATTAAAGAATGCTAAACAATCGTGATTTTATTGAATTAGAGCGCCGATTGTGGCGCGAAGGCAACCCATTAGCTGACGAACTAGCATCAACACGTGACGAATTGAAGGCATTGATGTCTGAAATGAATAAAGTACTACAGAAGTATTCACCTGCTTTGAATGCTTATGCTGATGTGACAGACTTAGATTATTTCAGGGAATGGGATAATTGCATGGATTCGATCGACAATTTAACTTACCACCTAGGGGAATGACATCATGAAACAACCGACAATTCAAGAGATAATTGATTACGCCTCTACCTTGGGGCTAGTGTTTACCGTAGAAGATGCCCAAGATGTGCTAGACACTAAGCCTGAATGGTATATCGGCACAGAAACGGCACAAGAGGCCGTAGATGATTACATTGAAGCATATGGGGCATAACATGAGAGAAGATAAACACATTCAATTCACCCTTGATGGGAAAGATTACGATCTAATCCTGAGGGTTGACGATGAAGGGGTCAATTATGTCGCCTTTGACATCTTTGACTATGCACAACAGGAAACCAAAGCACAGGGGGTCATTAATGATTAAAACCTACAATGTCTATGTGGAAGACACTAACGGCAATTATCACAGCGACTACACCATTGAGGCAGAATCTGAGGCAATGGCTTACGATTTGGCTTATGAGAGACACAATTTCGCACCTATGACCATCTATGTCGATCTAGACACGGATTCGACATTGCTTCAAGATGCCTTTTTCGATGGTAAACACCCATTAGAATCGTTCCCTTCGCTGAAATGGGGAGCATCTAAATGACAATGATTCTCATTTGCTATTGTATTGACTTTATCATAGCGGAGGATTTATGGTAGATTCCTATTGGCCTTTCCCATCTGAGTGTCCGCCTAAGCCGTGGACGCCTGAACAACAGCGAGAGTATGATCAACAGCAAAGGGCTAAAGTGCCTGATGCACCTATGATTGAAAGATAAACCATGAAATACGCATTACTGTCCCTAATGTGGGATGATTCATTGGGTGAAGGTTTTGTAAAACTTAGAAGCAATTATGATGATTGTGGATGGGTGACTAAAATGGACTTCTTAGCTGATGTTATCAGTGAACTAGAAGACATAAGGCAGAAGTTGGTAGAGGATTACTCTAAAAGTGAGGGGCCATATCGGTTCTAATGCCTCTAGGAAGGCTTTAAAGGGGTCTAGAAGGCTCTAATAGAAGTAGGGTAATATCTGCACCTAGGCAACCATGTTCAACTTGAATAGAGAGGCTATAAATGCACTGCGTAAACTGCGATCGTCTGCTATCTGATTTTGAAGCGACACGAAAACACGCCATTACATTTCAGTTCTTAGACTTATGTAAAGTTTGTTTTGAAGATGTGAAGACAATCATTCCTACAATCGACAATCGAGCATTGATGACAGAACAGGACTTCGACACCGATGAAGATGACGATATTGCGGACACAGGGGATTCTACAGGACTTCATGACATCATTATAGATACTATAGAGAACTATAGAGACTATGATGAACATGAAGAACATTAAAGCAGACATTAAAGTAAATACTACTTTATTGTCTATCTTTAAAACTACTTTAAAGTTAATAGGGGTACAACATGAAAGATTTTATGTCTACAAACGATGAAGAAATTAGAGAACAGACTCTAATGAACGAAGAATTCCACTATGTCCATACAATGAATGCTTTTGTTGAATTGATTGTCATTTACGGATGGGATAAAGTCATAGGGGACTTAAGAACTGCAATGGGGGAGAAACAATGGTGATATCTTTGTTTGTCTTTGTCTTAACTTTAATCAAGGTGTCACTTAAGTGACAGAGAAAGGTATTTATATGTCTGGTACAGCAACATTAACGTATGACTTGTCTAAACCTGAGCAGGTCATGGCTCACAA